CCCAAAGTATTTCCCGCTTACCCTGCATGATACCTTGGACTGAGAGTTAGGGTTAAAGGCTACCGGCCCTTCCCATGTGATACCCTCTTCCGTACTCATCTGTCTACCGATGTACACGTTTACCGTGTTATCTCCACTAACTTCAATCTGGGGGTAGACAGCAGATACAAACTTGACAGACTGTGGATCACCCAAGTCATACCCGCTTCTCTCAATGTAGGCTGACATGGTGGCCGTGTCTTTTTTGTTGCCCTTGTTGTCCCTGAATATCTTGGTGTTAGTGACATCAGCAAACACGATGTTCTTAATTACATTGTCGTAGTTAGTAGCACCCCAAGGGTCTGACTCAGCATCCCATGTTTCGGATGAGGCATCCCATGTAGCGCCAGTTGTAATCTCTACAATACCTGAGTTAATGTGAGAAGTATCAGGTAGATCACGGAAGGAGAAGGTGTTATCCTTCCAGTTCCAGATCAAGGCTTTGTTTACTACAGTAGATGATCCCGCCGGATAACAGGCCATCATTTCGTTTCTAACGTAGTCTGCGGCAACAAAACACTTCTCGTAGTTGTCACCGTTTAACTCATCAAACACCGTCCTACGAAGTCTGTTAGATAGCATAGGGGTTACAGTCTGGCCATTACACACATAGAAGTCAGAATTGCCCATGAAGAAATGTCCACCTTCAAACTCTGCTACCGCTTCTTTAGACAGCAAGCCAATGGTAGGAGAAAGAAGTTTAAACGAAAAGATGTACGGAGTACCCACATAGTTCATAATGTAGATACTGTCATCTTTGTAGATAATAAACGAGTCGCCAAGAGGTAGGCCGTCTATAATATTCCCCGGCGTATCTGAAAGTTCATACTCACCGGCATCTAGCGTAGCATCTGTTTCATCCCATGTAGAGGGTGGAGAACCGTATGAGGCTTCCGTACTCCACTTGACTAGGCGTGGCTCTTCATTGGTTCTTTCCCAATTAAGGCCAACAAGGAATGTCCTAAAGGATCGTATTGATTTACACTTATTTCCAGTAGGCCAGTTACTCAACTCCATAAAGGGACTGGATAATGATGGAACGCCATTACTCAAAGGCCACATCTGGGGAGTATCATATCCGTTAGTAGCAACAACCAAACCATTCAGGTTGGTAGCCGTCCACCTTTTGTCTGTAGTGTTAGCCCCATAGTCGTTATCAGAGGTTCCTGTGCTACCTGAAGGAGTAACAACAGCGTCATCAGGATGGTCATTAGCCGCTGTACCTGACAGGGTTATAACTCCTGTGCTTGTATCTCTAGCAGAATAACTCAGGCTTTCAAACTTATTTGTGCTGGCATCTGATGTAATATCAGTGCCTATCTCTAGTGTGCCACTGGTAGGCAGAGCGGTCAAGGCGGCTCCAGTATCTACCGTAATACTGCTATCACCCGCAGTCACAGCACCATTCAATTGTAGCGTGGTTTGTCTTACTACATCAGTCCATGTAGAGCCATTCCATACCGCTATGTCTGTGGCTCCGTATGCAATCCAGTAGTAGGTTCCTGCAACCGTAAGGTACGGATGGATATAGTAAGGGGCAAATGGACAAGTAGCCATCACCTCTTGGTATCCGGCGACTTTCTTTACGCCGTTATCCAAGAGCCTTACATTGTTTCCATCAGACCATGCGTTAGGAGGAAGATTATACGGAGGGGTATCCTTTATAATTCCTATCTGGCCTAAGTTTTCGATAGGGACTAGGGGCATTATTCTGGAGGGGTGGGCCAAGTAATATTAAAGGGGTCAGGCTGATCGGTTATATCTCTCAAAGCCTGACGGTATACTTCCCATTGCTCTCTTTCAGAGTCAGACATTGGCACATCTGGTAATACAGTCCAGTCACAAGACTCAAGACGATACTTTCTCTCAGACCGAACTACAACCCACTGCTCTTCGTTTCTTCCATCTAAAGCCTGTTGCCAAGATGGTTTTGCGCTTGGGTTTTCATAGATAACTTGAGCGTTGTACTGATCTTCATTATCTACAACACCTTTGATGGAGAACCAATTATTAGGGGAAGCCTTTATTAGAATGTCTGATAAAGTTTTCATATCAGTAAAAGTCATCATTCAATCTCCCACACTGTTAAACTAGACATAGATGTAGAAATTCCTCCATCACTAGGGTTAGAACAATTAGCACGAATCTTTATGCTCTTCGTTCCTGCCGATAACGGCGTAGACTCTAATACGGTCATCGTTGTCCATGATCTGATCTCATTATTTGTCGATGAAGACCAACTGCTAGAACTCCATTGCCCTCCCGCTGACCAGTTTGATCCTATAGCCGCCGCATCAGTAGCGTTATAAACCTGAGCCTCACCAGTTTGTGCCGTTGCATAAGCCCAAAGACCTCCAAATAGATTTGCCTGTATCAATAAGTTAGAGGTTGCGCTTGCTTTGACTACTGAGAATGTAGCCGCATCTGTCATAGATGTAGACCTTATACTTGCACTGCTTGTATCCTCTAGCCTGCTTACCTTAATTATATTATTTCCATCTTCCGAAAGAAAAGTTATCCAACCACTATCAGCCTCATTACGAATCTTCAACAAGTTGTTTGAGGTGTCAAACCAAATTAGACCCGCAGTAGTTGGGCTAGGCGCTGTCCCGCCGGTATGAATACCGTTGATAGCCTCATCAGCATTAGGCAACGTATTCTTTAGTACAGACTTGATTAGACGCAGGTGATCGTCGCCTTGACTAATGGAGTCTGATCCGCTAGGGTTTGTGTCTACCAGACCACTAATGTATGTTGCACTTTCTAATGCCATGTTTTAACTCCATCCAAGGGAAACCGCTTGGATGCGTGTTTCCTTACTTGCAGATTGATTTAAGGTTTCAATTTTGTATCTCATTGACGTTCCAGATGGTTGACTTGATATGTCTACGTTATGTGCAGTCAGAATGGTATGACCGCCAGTTGTGCCTTCGCTTGATAAGGTAGCCTGAGTCCATGTGGTTCCGTTATCTCTAGAGACATACGCTTTTAAATCTGTATTCACAGTTGCTGTTCCGGCCCCATTCGTGTAAGTCATTACAATATCACCAGTAGTAGGAGTGGCTTCTGCGGTTGTTGCGGTAGACACTAGGGTCATATCTGTAATACCTTCGTAAGCAACAGTATTTACAGAAAAATTTGCCCCCCAACGCGCACCACCGTTGGTCGTTCCAAAATAACAACCCAGCCTGCGGCCAGAAGTATTAGTGCTTCCACTTACTCCTGTTAATTGGTAGTAACGATAAGAGGTCGTATTAGCACGAAGATTAGAACTAATGTTAAAGCGATTTAAATTGGAATCTGAGTTGTAACCCAAACTAAAAGAACTTCCAATATCTGTCCAAGACGCCGCATCATTAGACCCTTGCCATTTCCAAGTGCCATCACTTGCACCGCTACTGTCAATCAACCATTCACAAGATTTATAAATTTTACCGCTACCAAAATCGAAACGAACATAATCAGAGGAATCAACAGTCATTGACGGCATCCAACCGCCACCATCGTCATCGTCAGATTCAAGACCGTTTACAAGATATTCTCCATCGGTATTACCAGATGATGAGAAAGCCCAAGTAAAGGAACTTGTCACAGCAATATCAGATGTCCTATCTGTACGGTCTACATCATTACCGGCGCTAAATCTAAATTCGTCAATATAGCCATCTAAGTATGCTTCAGATGCGGCGCTTGATGACCATCTGCCAATTTCAAAGTTTCTGTTGTAATCTTCCAACCATTCACTTGAATCGCTAATTGTTTCTGAACCCAAAGAAACTCCATCAACAAAGATTTGACAAGTTTCTCCATTCCTAGCGCAAACAACGTGATACCAAGTATCAATAGCAACTGAATCAGAACAATGAAGGGATATTTGATTAGAGTCAGATGCGCTATAAATCATCCATCTCCATTCGTAAGTTCCACTATTATTTGTCAATCTAAAATATTGACCGCTATGATTATCATGGTTCTGCGACCAAATATTCATTGCATTACCGGAACTGGGAAGCGACTTAAACCTTACCCAACATTCGTAAGAATATGATTTAAATTTCGTAAAGAAAATTGCATTATCAGCAATTGACAAATAATCATCTGATCCATCAAATTCTGCTGATGCTGTACCGAACTTCTTTACTGTTGTGTCTGTATGCGCTCCACCGTTGGATGTAACTGTTAATCCGTTTGATGACGAATCTGTGAAGGTTGTTCCACCGTCACTACCATCCATGTGAAGCAATAATTCGGTAAAAGAATCATTACCCCCAATGCTTCCAGAATAGTATTTTCCGGTTGAGTCTCTTGTATCTTCACTAGAAAGGGATGAGTCAATTCCAGTCGCATCTTGGAAGTCATCAATCGCTTGGTCTACAAGATCGTATTTGCCTAGCGAACCATTTGAGGCAACCTTGAAGCCAAGTATGGCAATATCATCCTGTAACCCGGAATCGTCATACTCAGATATAGTAGCCCAAGAGTTGTCGCCTCTAAGGTAGGTAGATGAACTTGCTGTACCTGTTGCAGATAATTCGGCAACACCAACAGCATCATCAGCCATCTTTGCGCTTGTTACAGAGTCATCAGAAGGCTCACCAAAATCAACAACGTCACCTAAAAACTGTACTGTTACGTTATCTGTGCCTGATGGGGTTGTGCCTGTAGTCGTGAGCGTAGTTCCGCTGACGCTGTAAGCATCGCCGGGGGTCTGACGAACACCATCAATAAACAGAAGTACCGTTGCGGTAGTTGCAGTCTTTGACAGCGTGAACGATGTCCCGCCTCCGTTAAATGACTCTACTCCGTATGCCCCAATATTAGGAGGGCTGTTCCCCATGTAACTCATTATGCCCACCCTAGGCTTACAGCCTGTATTCGTGTTTCTTTAGATGCGCTTTGGTTCAGTGTTTCAACCTTGTAGCGCATGGAAGTACCAGAAGGTTGTGAAGAAATATCTACGTTATGGGCAGTCAGGATCGTGTGTCCTCCGGTAGTGCCTTCAGATGACAGGGTTGCCTGAGTCCAAGTTGTACCGTTGTCCCTAGAAACATAGGCTTTTAAATCGGTGTTTACCGTGGCCGTACCCACACCGTTTGTGTAGGTCATTACGATATCGCCGGTAGTAGGTGTAGACTCGGCGGTTGTAGACGTTGAAACAAGAGTAAGGTCTTCTATGATAGCCCCTAGTTGAGCATTGTGTGTTCCACCCGCTCCACCATTTCCGCCAGTTGCCGCCGCTGAACCACCTGATCCACCGGTTGCGGTAATTGATCCGCTATTAGAGAGCGTTCCTTTATATAAAACGAATACTGCGCCACCACCTGAACCGCCACCGCCTGCTCCCTGAGAACTGACTGAACCACCGCCTGCGCCGTTTGCTTGAATTGAGCCACCTGATCCAATAGTCAGGTTTCCTCCAACTACAAGCCAAATAATTCCACCAACACCTGTCGATCCAGAATTACCCCCTCTTGATCCAGTGCCTCCCGGGTTGCCTGCGCCGCCGCCTTCTCCTGAATAGCCGCTCATTCCTGACCAATCCCTTGATCGACCACCCGCTCCACCATAATCGGCTCCATCCATAGCGGCAACGTGTGAAGAGCCATCAGTACCATCTACTTGACCGCCACCACCTGTACCCGCTGAAAACGCTCCGCCTGCCCCGCCGTCGCCACCTTTACAGGTATAGGCGTAACCCGCTCCAGAGCCGCCGCCACCAGTAGATATAGTCGTGGCTCCGGTTGCTCCGGCAGTACCTACAGTTCCATTTGCTGTAGCGCTAGAACTAGAACCAGATGTAGTAGCAACACCTCCTGCCCCACCGGCCTTAGATATACTAAATACCGTCCCGTTTGATGACAGGTTTATCTGGTTCGCTATCGCAGTTTTTACGGCTGTGCCTGCACCAGCGAAAGCAGAGCCATCATTAGTAAAAGATGTTGATCCGCCAGTCGTGATTAAACCAAGTTGTAATCCGCTTGCGCCAACAGCAGAACTATCCGAACCACCCGCTGATGTAGGATCAGAAAAACCGCCCTTATCAGTCATTGATAATGTTCCGTCAATAGTGCAATCACCGGAAACATAGATAAACATTCCCCGGCAGGGTTGATCTACCGTCATAGTATGACCAGTGTTAATAGTCAGCGATGAATATTGTTTGATGACCATATCGCCATCATACGATCCGCTTTTGTTTGCTACGGTATGAGTTACGTTCCCCGCTGTAGACAAAGACCCATCCGAAGAATCTCCGTAATAGTTTCCTGTTGCACCATTAACATACCCTCCGGACACATTTTCATTTGTAGATGATCCAGCATCTATTCCAGATGAATCTTGGAAATCATCAATCGTTTGGTCTTGCAAGTTATAAGCGGCCAAACTTCCATTAGCGGCTACTTTGAAACCAAGCAGGGCTATGTCTGTTTCAAGACCTGTAGTATCGGCAGGCGTAGCAAGTAGATCGTTTGAGACTTTGGTAAGGGCCATTATGCCCACCCTAATGACACGGCTTGTATGCGTGTCTCTTTACTGGTTGATTGGTTATGCGTTGTAATCTTGTACCTCATGGAAGTGCCGGAAGGCTGACTTGATATGTCAACATTGTGTGCTGTCAATATGGTGTGACCTCCTGTCGTTCCTTCGCTGGTTAGCGTGGCTTGGGTGTATGTCGTACCGTTGTCACGGCTGATCCATGCCTTGAGGTCGGTGTTGATCGTTGCGGTTCCTGAGCCATTCGTATAGGTGAGTACAATGTCTCCAGTGGAGGGGGTTGATTCAGCGGTTGTTGCATTTGATACGAGGGTCATTTCATCATTTATAGGAGTATGGTAAAACTGTATACTGCTCATCCAAGACCCGTTTGTTGCAGAGTTGGCCTTTATCAGGCGCCAGTATCTCTTTGCTCCGGGGCCGCTAAATGAGTTGGATTGTTGACGCCCTGATGCGCTTGGGGTTCCACCAATGTTTGTGCTAAATGCAATGGATGTGTAAGAACTATCATCAGTTGACCACTCTATGCTGTCGAACTGGCAGTAGATGTTTGTGTTTTGATAATACATCCCCGCTTTGGTAATGTTTTTCTCATTGCCAGAACCTAAATCCAGCATAACGTAACTTCCAGCCCCCGCCCCATCTGCAAGCAATCCAGAGCCGCCCTCAGCACTATCGTTCAAGGTTGCAACATTCCAAGTAGAAAAACCGGATACGCTCAGCATACTATCTGCTACTCCAGTTGGAGCGGTTCCACCTTGCGTTAATAATGTCTCAGTACCAACACTGCTGTAGTATTTCCCGGCAGTGTTATGCACCTCATCAGTCGAAGTGGAGGCATCAACACCACTAGTATCCTCAAACGCATCAATGGTCTGATCCTTCAAGTTATATGCCGCCATACTCCCATTGGCCGCAACCTTAAAGCCCAACAGGGCGATGTCGGTTTCTAGGCTTGTGGTGTCAACAGCGTCACTGGCAAGGTCAGCACTCTTGACCTGACCGGCAGTTATATCTTCTGAGCGGATAGTAGTTCTGGTCATTTAGGATACTTCTCTTTAATTGCTGTTCTCTTACCCTGTAGGTCAATAGACGATGCCATGCGTTCTTCTATGACTGCCTCCCATAGTGCTACCACTAATTCGTCAGTGGTTGGATATTCTGCTTTGCGGTTTCTGGCGTATTCTTGTGAGTCGTATTCGGCTTGCAATCTTGAGGCTTCTGATTCCAAGAATTCTTTTGTGGGCTTTTCTTGGTCGCCATGAATAACAAGATTTTCGTAAACCTTGTTTTTTGAATCAGACCAACCAAACCATTGGCCGGGGTGCATTTGCACAAGGACATCTTCAATCGTATAACTCATGTGTCTGCCAACCTTGTAAATGTAAAATAGGTTTGGTAAGAAGTAGAACTTCCAACCCATTCCCCGGAAGTGCCTTCCATTCCCGCTCTAAATGAAACTTTATGCGTTGTAGTATCTGTAACATCAAACTGAATAGTGTTTGTTACACCCGCATAATGCCCCGATGAAGAGGATGGAAGCATCTGCATTACTCCACCATTCTCTGTCCAAGCAGAACCATTGTTAGTCGTAGTTTTTATATCAATATTAAAATACCGAACATCTCCACTCCCTAAGTAAAGTTGCGCATAAGATGAAATTCGCCAAATTCCAGTAGCCGGAAAAGTAAATACTCCTGAAGATTCAGTCATGTCAGAACCAAGGCTGGTATAACCGGCGCTATCAGTTACTTCTAGATTGGATGAAATAGGATCAGACGGCCCAGTAAAGCCTGTTGTTAGCCGCCAAATACTAGCGTGAGTAATTCCACCACCGGGTTCGGCCCAACTCTGATCCCCTCTTAGGAATGTCGTAGCGTCTGCCGTACCAGAACCTAAACGTGCAGTGGCTAATGTACCGCTTGCAATGTTTGAGGCATTGGTTGTGTCAGTCGTGGCTGATGTAGCAAGACCGCTGATCT